AAAGATTTCCGTCCGGGATAAGGTTTCCGCCCTGGACGGAAGAATCAAAAATCTTGAAGGGAGGATGAAGAAGGTGGAAGCCCGGTTGTCTCTGGGTGACAAGCGTTTCGACCTTCAGAATGATGATATGGGGCATCTCTTAAACACCCAGATGGCGTTGATGATCCATTTCGTTTCCGGGAATGACCATGACAAGCTCAAGGAACAGATCACGGCTCTTTCAGACTACATGACCCAGAGGGCAACAAAAACAAAAGCTTACGCGGCGGAAAATGAATCGATAAGAAACGGAGGTAATGAATGATGGATTGGAAAAAGAAGCTGACTTCTCGGAAATTCTGGGCGGCTGTGTGTGTGCTGGTCACCAACCTGGTCATCGCGTTCGGCGGCAATCAGGAAACGGCGGTGCAGGTCACGGCGATCATCATGGCCGGGGCATCCGTCATCGCGTACATCATCGGCGAGGGGCTTGTGGATGCAGCGAATGCCGGGGTCATCTATGAAGAAATACCGCCCGATGAACAACCGGAAGAATAATCCATGAACTGTTGAGGAGGAACAGTATGGAAGAAAAATGCAAGAACTGCGAAAGCGGTAACGCCTGTGTCCCCTTTTTCCTGCACGAAAATGCCATGATGCATTACAATAAAGCCAACAAGCGGATGCTGACGGCGTTCATTGTGGTCTGTGTGACCGTGGCGGTGATCATCGGCATTTTCGTGTATGGCAACACGGTCAGGGAAAAACAGCTGATTGACCTGATCGATTCCCGGATCGCGGAGGTGGCGAATGGAGTACACGAACAGCCAGATCCGTGAGCTGATCGCCGAGCATATCCACAACGCCGATGACCGCAAGATGCTCCAGCTCCGGCTGATTGACGGCATGACATTTGAAAACATCGGCTTTGAAATGGGCATGACCACCAAGACGGTCAGGATCAGGGTTCACAAGGGTGAAGAAATCCTGTTTAGGCACATCCCCGGATGATTCCGGGGATTTTTCATTTTCTGATAAATTTGTTGTTGACATTATGGACATAATGCGTATAATAGTAAGCGAAGGGACGCGATCCCAATAAAAGGAGGGCTAATCAATGACGATTTACAAGGTAACAATTACGGTGGAGCGCGAACGCTTCATGGAAAGTCCGCTTCGGTTCACGGAGGAAATGAACGTTATCGCAGACTCCTATGATCAGGCTATCAAGTATGTCCGGGAGCGGTTTGTTGGAGACTGGCAGAAAGAGATTGACATCAAGTACGAAAGGGTAATGGAAGTCAGAGCGTTGTTCGATGTCCGTGATGGCGAGGAAACGATCATTGTTTGATGCTGATCTCCGGTGACGGTCACGCCACCGGACACCAGCACCAGCTGGAGAAAGGATTGAGGGCTATGACGATGAAGGAGAAGCTGCAGATGCACAAGCGCATCGAAGCGGAGAACAGGCGCAAGCTGGCCGAATGGCTGGCCAAGCAGAAGAAGGTATCCTGACCGACACCGAGCCGGGGCGGTATATCCCCGGCATTGGAGGTTTTATGGCTATTGACCAACACGCAGTAATTAACGTAAAATTACGAAGCAACACGGCAAAAATCTGTGCGAACTGTGTGCATTGGCATCCTGATGCGTGGTCTAAATGGGGTTGGTGCGATGTTGCGTTGAATCATGGCACATTCCACAACCACAGGACAGGCTGCTTAACTTGCAAACATAGCAACAACAGATACAGATCACAAAAGGGATGTAAAAACAGATTCCAATGGAGGGATGATCATGCCGAGGAAGAAAAGCGGAAGCTTTGATCAGGGGAAGTACATTGTTGGCTACATCCATGATCATATAAAACATATCAAGGTATCCCTCAACAAGACAAAACCTGACGATATGCAGATGATCGCATGGATAGCGCAACAGCCGGAAGGAGCAAGCGGATACATCAAACGGCTGATCCGGGAAGACATGAACCGCAAATAACCTCAAAACTACCTCAAAGATACCCGTTCACAACCTCGTGAACGGGCTTTTTATTTGCGAAAATACAGGCAGGAGGTGCGCTGATGAATACATGGGTCTATTACAACCCTTCGCCGTCAGGAAGGAATGTCGGTGATTGCGCTGTCCGTGCTGTTGCCAAGGCACTTGATACGGATTGGGAAACGGCTTATGCGCTGATCGCTTCCGCTGGCTACCTGATGAACGATGTTCCGTCATCCAATGCGGTCTGGGGGTCTGTCCTTCGGCGGTACGGCTTTATGCGGACGGCGTTGCCGATGACCTGTCCTGATTGCTATAGCATAGCAGACTTTGCAAGGGATCATCCGCACGGCACGTATGTTGTCGGCACGGGAAACCATGTGGCAACGATCAAGGACGGGAAGATCTATGACTCGTGGGATTCATCGCAGGAGATTCCTCAATACTATTGGGAGGGGAGATAATGGCATATTACAACGGTTTTCCAGCCACATACCAGCCGATGTATTACCAGCAGCCGACACAGACCCAGCAGAACCAGCAAAGCAGTTCCCTGATCTGGGTGCAAGGCGAAGCCGGGGCAAAAAGCTACCTTGTTGCCCCTAACACCACGGTAGCCCTGTTCGATTCCGAGTCGCAGACGCTTTACCTCAAGTCAGCAGACGCTTCCGGGATGCCGAGCATCAAAACGCTCGACTATACCATCAGGGAAGCCAGAAACGGGGCAAATACAGCCCCTGTTTTATCGGATGATAAATTGTCCACCTTCGCAACGAAAGACGAAATACGGGCTATATCCGAACGGCTGACAGCCCTCCGGGATCGGCTCGACAAGATGGAGGAAGAAAAATGAATCCGCTTTATGGGCAGATGAACCAGAACAATATCATGCAGAGGTTTCAGCAGTTCCAGCAGATGTTCCGGGGAGATCCCCGGCAGCAGATCCAGCAGATGCTCAACAGCGGAAAGATCTCCCAGGGCCAGTACAATCAGGCCGTCCAGATGGCGCAACAGCTGCAGAGGATGATTGGAAGATGACGATTGTAGGGAATTGACCATTTCGGCGAGATGATCATAGCCGATTGGAATAAAAGAAAGGAACAAAAACAAATGGCTCTCACAGATGAAGGAACCAGCACCACGATGCTGGTTCAGCCCTCTGGATTTGCTGGAGGTAATGGCTTTGGCTTCGGTGGAGATGGTCTCCTGTTCATTCTCATGGGCGGCTGGGGCAACGGCTTCGGCGGCGGCTTTGACGGCGGCCTGTATCCCTGGATGAACAACAGCCAGAACATCAATGACGGTTTCCGTGACCAGATGCTCGGAAGCCAGATCAACGGCATCCAGAACAGCATCACTTCCGGTTTCGGCGATGTCCAGACCGCCCTGTGCGGCGGCTTTGCCGGGATCACCAACACGATGAACCAGAACACGATGGCGGACATGGAACGGTCTTTTGCCGTCCAGAGTGCGCTTCAGAACTGCTGCTGCGAAAATCGCGCCAGCGTTGCGGACCTGAAATACACCGTAGCCACCGAAGCCTGTGCCGACCGTTCTGCGATCTCTGATGCTCTGCGCACCGTGATTGCGGAAAACAACGCCAGCACACAGAAGATCCTGGACAAAATGTGCCAACAGGAGATTGACGCGCTGAAATCGCAGAACATCGCGCTTCAGAACCAGGTCAATCTGCAGGCCCTCGCGGCCAGCCAGACGGCGCAGACCGCCCAGCTGATCGCTGACAATACTGCCCAGACGCAGTACATTGTCAACCGCGTGGCTCCGTATCCGATCCCGGCGTATACTGTTGCGAACCCCGTGACTCCTGCGTAAGGCGGTGACGGTATGAAAGAACTGTACGAACTGAAAGATCGGCTCATTGATGAGCTGAAGGATTACGGCAGGAAAGATCTGTCCGGCAGTTCGCTGGACATGATCGACAAGCTGGCCCACGCCACGAAGAACCTCTGCAAGATCATTGAAGATTCCGACGAAGGAAACAGCGGATATTATTCCCGGACGGGTCGCATCTATGACGGACGGGCCTTCCGTGGCTCCTACCGCCGTGACAGCATGGGCAGGTATTCCCGTGACGGTCTGGCCGACAAACTGCGTGAGCTGATGGAAGATGCCCCGGATGATCGCACCCGGATGGAGATCCAGAAGCTGGTCGAAAAAATGTAAGGAGGTGGCGGTAGTTGATCACCAAGAATGACCTTGAATCGGCTATCGCCGAATGTCAGGGCAAGCGTAATCCCGGTGCAAGGGATTGCATCATGCTTGCGGCATTCTACACAATCAGGAGGGAGATGTTCGGGGAAACTGAACTCCCCTCCTACTCTTTCGCTCCGGCACCGAACCGGAACACAATCGAACTTAACAGCGGTTCAGAGTTTGCCAGGGCGATTGACGGACGTGATCCGGATGAGATCCTGCCCGTGATTGATGAACTGATGGAAACGCTTCAGATCATCCAGCCAAGATTGTACAATGCTGTCCTGATGAAGTTATCTTGAACCCCGTTTGAACCCCAAACAGGGTTCTTTTTTTCTGTTTTTTCCTGCTGGCGGCGGATAAGGAAAACCCTCGGAGCGTTGAATCTCCGAGGGTTTTTGTGTGGCTCAAATAGGACTCGAACCTATGACACTCCGGGTATGAAGCGAAATATTGTACATTGTACAAGCCTTTATTCTTCAATGCTTGTACGTTGTACCATTTCATTCTGAACCCCGTTTTGAACCCCAAACAGCCGATTTTCAACTTTTTTCCGTTCCTGATCGGAACGGTCTTCCGATACGGAGTCATAGACCTGGAGGATCATCTTGCTGTCAGCGTGGCCCATCCACTTCCGGCAGGTGTTCAGCTCCACCCCGGCATCCCGACACATCACACAAAAGGACTTCCGGAGGGAGTACGGAACGATATCAAAGTCAATCCATTCCGGCAGTTTGCCTTCCTCCGCCAGCTGCAGCTGATCCTTCCGCCTGCCGTACCATCTTTTATCAATGCCGTTGATGGCGGTTTCCATTTTATTTTTGTATGAGTTCCAGACAACGCGCCAGGTTGTATGCGTGACGCGCTCACCGTGGGCGGATGTGATCAGGTACCCTTTCCGGCCCTCCAGGGCCTTTTTTAACGGCGGAAACAGCGGAATCGTTCTGTTGCTCCATGCTGTCTTTCCTTCGCCTGTATAGTCGTATTTTTGCCCGTTATTGTGGGCTGTTTCATTGACCCTGATTATATCATGGTCAAAATCCACATCACGCTCAATCAGGATCGCTTTTGCTTCCTGGGGGCGGAGTCCGG